ACAGGTGACCTTGACCGGCACCAGGGCGGAGGGGAAGGTGATTACGCTCATATAAAGTCCGCGATTATGCGATTAGGTGATTAAGGGATTGGGTGGTGAAGCTTCGCGCCTTTAATCGCCCAATCGCTAAATCGCCCAATCGCCGCTTCAAATTCGCCCGGAACGCGCGAGCTGCTCGACCAGGTCCGCGTTGCCGCGCTGCACCGACGTGGTCACCAGCCGGCTGACCTCGGCACGGTCGGTGCGCGAATCGATGTGGATGTTGTAGACCGGCGCAATGGTCATGCCGCCACCCGACACGCCCAGGCGGCCGGCAGAGTCCCGCTTGAGCGGCATGATCGCCTCCGGCCCGGCCTCGCCCATCATGCCGTTGGCAAAGCCGCCGCCGAAGCTGAAGCGCGTCGGCGAATTCACGATCCCGCCCCTGGCGAAGTTGGCCGTGTTGCCATCGAACCACGCGCCCTTAGCGCCGGCGGCGATGTTGGGGCTGCCGCTGGACGCGCCGAATATCTTCAGGAAAATCCCCATCCCGCTACCGGCTGCCGCGCCGCTGAACATCGCCTGCATGAGGTTCGCCGCCATCGCATCGGCGAGCATGCGCTCCAACATCTGCGCAAAGGCCGTGCCGATGTTCTTGAAGTTGCCCTGCATCACCTGATAGAGCTGGTCGCCCATCGTGCGCTGCACGTTTTCGACGAAGTTGTCGAAAATCTTTTTCTGCGCCAGCATTTGCTCGTCGATATCCCTCAGGCTGGCGTCCATGGATTTCTTTTGCTCCCGGTCCACCATGGCGTTCCACTCCATGACCTCGCGGTCCAGCTCGATCTGGTCGGCCGCCGACTTTTTCTCAGCGGCATCGATGGCGTCCAACTGACTCATGCGCGAATCCAGCGCGACTTGCTGCGCGCGGTCTACGTCGGTGTTCCACGCCAACTTCTCGCGCGCGAATTCCTTGTCGTCGGCCAAGGCTTTGGCTGCCGCCGCCTTGGCCGCTGCTGCCCTGGCTTCTGCCTCGACAAACTCTTTCGCCTTGGCGGTGGCGTCAGCGGTTTTTGCCGAGGCACTATTGCCGGCCATGCCGAGCATGGGCTTGCTCTGCACCTCCATCAGCGAGACAAGCGTTTCGCGTTGTATTTTCAGCGCCGCGATCTGCGCATTGACGAGCGCAATGTCGTCCGCCGAGAACAAGCGCTTGACCGTTCCCATGGCGGCGAATTCTTTGCTGGTCTTGGCCAGTGCGATCAGCTTGCGGTCGATCTCGGCAATGGCTGAAGCGGGATTTTTCGCGGTATCGCCGCCGACAGTGACAAACCTTGCCATCGCCCCAAGCCAGCCGTCGGCCGCATTTTTTGCAGCGTTCATCTGGTCGGTCAGCCGGATCAGCGGATCGAGCATCAGCCCGACGATCGAATTCAGCAGGCCGCCAGATCCGACGAGCAGCACCCACTTGTCATTGAGTTCGTCGGCTTTCCGCGCCATGTCGGTGCTGACGCCGGCGGCCTTCGTGCCGGCGCTCACCATTTCGCCGATCTTGACGCTGCCCTCTGCCAGTAACGGCGCCGCCCCCGCCCACGCCTTGCCGAGCGTCTCCGCCCCGAGTGCCGCCCGCAGTTGCTGGTCATCGATCGCAACGAAAATATCCGACAGTTGTTTGAACGCCTCGAGCGGGTCTTTCGCGGTGATCCCCAGTGCCCGGAACTTCGCCGGCGCCTTCCCCATCTCGACCGACAGTTTGTTCAGCGATGCCGCAATGCTGTCGATATCCCCGCCGGACTGCTTCGCCGCCAGCTTCAACCCGGACAGCGTCTCGATCGAGATCTTCGTCGTCAGGTTCAGGTCGTGCAAATGGTCCATCGCATCGATCGAGCCCTTGATCAGGTTCGCGAAGTAACCGACCGACAGCCCGATGCCGAGGCCAGCGAGCACGGACTTCGCTGACGCGACTGCGCCCTCGATCCCCTTCATGGTGCGATCGACCGTACCCTTGGCGGAAGCCATGTCGGCAGTCAGTCGCGCCAAATTCGCGAACATTTGGACTTCAAGTTGCCCTGCGATCACTTCAACCTCCTAGAGTTGCGCAAGCGCTCGTATCGCTTCCTGCATGGTCTTCGCGACCCCGGCCACATCCGGCGTATCCGATCGCCACGGCGCCTTGGCGTCGCGCTTTTCGGCGGCGCGGGATTCGGCGAGGTAGTCGCACGACAAGCGCCGCAGCGTGCGCGCTTCCCACGCGCTCAAGTCGATACCGGTGTTCGACTGCCACGCCCTCAGTTCCTCGTGCGTCACCGGCCCGGAGCCCGCGCCGGCGGCGACTACCGGGCCGACTTCCCACAGGTACGAGAGCAGATATCCGGCGCCCTCCACGGCAGGCATGTCAGGTTCGGTTGCAAGGCTTTCGCGACGGGTGAACAGCGGCTTGTCCGACTTGTCGGACTGCGCCCGCTCCGGCACGGCGTTGAGCCATGCGCTGTGCCGGATGAACAGGCTCAGCTCGTCGTAGAGGGCTTCGAGAAATTTGCCGTTTCGTTGATGAACGCGCCGACCTGGTCCCGCACGAAGGACAGCCCCTGGTCGGTGTACGTCTCCATCCACAGCGCCTCGCCGGTTGCGCCGGAATCGCTTTCGATGTTCTCGAAGCTCTGCGTGCAGCCGCACAGGAACTCCGCATTCGTGCGCGCGGCCTCCTCGGCGCTTTCCTTCGTCTTGCCCTTGATCTTGAGCAGATCGAGGTTGTGGTTCTGCCGCGCATTCAGCGCGCGCGCATACTGCTTCGACCCGGGGCCGTACAGGTGAATGCGCATCGGCCTGGCACGATCGCCATCGGCATACATCAGTTCATCGTTGGCGTCCTTCAGATGCAGGACGCCAGTTTCCGCCATGCGGTATTTGGTCAGCGTTGTCATTCTTTCCTTTTCACGTTGGTTAATTGACTTTCCGTCACGGCCCTTACGGTTGCGGCACGATCACCGGAATGCGGCAGATCGCCAGGTCGACGTTGATCTTCTGCACGTCGTTGACCGACCCGTCCACGTACTCGAACTTGCTCACCATCACCTCGAGGTAGTGGAACGAATTATCCGGATAGCGGATCTCGACCGAGTAGCGGGCGTTGGATTCGGATGCCGTTTTGAGCAACGCCTGGCCCGCGTCTGCGGGGATGTAGCCGATCACCAGCGACATGTCGCCGTAGTTTTTCGAGCCCTTGACCTTCGTGACCACGGCGGTATCGACAGGCGTGAACTCGGTCACCGCGGCGGTCATGCCGTGGTTTTCGTAGGTCTCCACCTGGCCGATGGGCGAGAACACCAGCGACGAAACGTCGTAACCCCCGACGTCGTAAGTGACCGGGAGTTGTGCGCTGATGCCGATTACCGCACCGGCCATGCCTTCGATAATCGTGCGTTGTGTCATGATAAATTCCTTTCAGGAATTAAAAAGCGATTTAGCGATTCAGCGATTAAAGGCGCGAAGCTCCACGACCCAATCCCCCAATCCCTTAATTGCCGAATCGCTTGTTGTTAAACCTGCGCCACAATCACCGGCACGCGGCAGATCGCCAGGTCGACGTTGATCTTCTGCACGTCGTTGACCGATCCGTCCACGTACTCGAACTTGCTGACCAGCACATCGAGGTAGTGGATGGACGTGTCCTGGTAGACGATCTTGATCGTATAGCGGTTGTTCGATTCGGAGGCCGTCTTCAGCAGCGCCTGGCCGGTGTCCACCGGTACATAGCCGATGACGAGCGACATCGTGCCGTAGTTGCGCGAGCCCTTGACTTTCGCTACCACCGCGGTATCGACCGGCGTGAACTCGGTGACCGCCGCGACCATGCCATGGTTGGCATAGTTCTCCACCTGCGCGACGGCGGACAGACCCCCTACCGCGCCATAGCCGCTCGCGTCGTAAGTGGTCGGCAGCGCGGCGCTGATCGAGAGCACCGCCCCGGATAGTGATTCGATGATCGTTCTTTGTGCCATGGCGGTGCCCTTTCAGGAATAAAAAAAGCCGCTTTCGGCGGCTTCGGTGATTTGCTTGGTAAAACTGCGTGCTACGGAGAATTCCAGCGGACGATGAAATCGCGCGACCCCGAATAGAGCGCGCTGGCGTCATCCGACAAATCCGGGCCTTCGATGTCCGGCAATATCTGGTCCACATCGATCG